GGGACGAGTCGGCCTGTAAGCCGGAGACTCCCTGCAACCTGCGAAAGACCCTTGTCAAACGACAGTTGACCCCTCCATTGGGGCCTGCTCGGGGCCTGGGCGCCCCAGCAGGGTGCCCCTGATCGCCTCCGCAGCGGCCTCCATCCGGTCCTCATCGGTGGCCCACAGGTGGCTGTACGTCGCCAGCGTCTCCGAGGCATCCGCGTGCCCCAACCTGGCGGCCACCGCCACCGGCGACAGGCCCGCCGCGATCAGCCGGGAGGCGTGGTAGTGGCGCAGCGCATGCCACCCCTGCCCTCTGCCCCCACCAACCACCTCACGGTACCGTCGCCACGTCTCCGACAGCCTCCCGCGGGTCCACACCCCGCCCCGAGGGGCGACGAACAGCAGCCCCTCCGGGCCCTCGCCGTGCTCCAGACGGTGCCGCTGCAGCACCTCGATCACGCCTTGCCCGACGCCGACCGTGCGCACCCCTGCCCTGGTCTTGGGCGGACCCCATCGGGGAGTTGCCGGGCTGGTGGAGGTCAGCTGTCGGTCGATGCGCAGCCGGGTGCCGATCACCCGATCCCAGGTCAGGCCCACCAGCTCGGACGGGCGCAGCCCCGAGGCGGCCCCGAGCAACACCATGCCCCGCAGCGGGGCGCTCACCGCCTCCAGTAGGGCCGTCACCTGCTCATCGCTGAGCGGCCGGATGCGCTCCCCCGGCTTCGGGGGCAGGCGAACCCCCTCGGCCGGGTTGCCTGCGAGCAGCCCATCCAGGCGCGCCTGCCTCAGGATCGAGGTGAGATGACTCCAGGCCACCCGGACCGTGGACGGCGCATGGGTGGCCGCCCAGTCGGAGACGACCTTCTGGAGTCTCGCCCTGGTCAGGTCCTCGAGCAGCACCCCGCCCAGGGCGGGTTTCAGCATCGACTCCACCCGGAGCTCCGTGGAGCGGCGGGTGGAGTCCCGGTAGTGCAGCTGCCCGGACAGCCACTGATCGGCGACCGCGGCGACGGTGACGCGGGGTGCGGTGAGTTGGGGACTCGTCTCGGAAACTGCGAGCCAGCGTTTCGCCTCGGCCTCGAAGGCGAACGCCTTGGCGCGGACGGTGCCGTCGGGGCGCTGGACACGGGCCTGCCAACGCAGCCCCTTCCCCCAGCGCGGGCCGCGCACCTTCCTGCCCGTCTCCGGGTTGCGCACCATCCACCGGTCCCTGACATGCCCCATGCGACCCATCATCGCACCAGGGTCCGACAGGGGCCGTCATGTCCTGTCAGGGAGCCCGGCCAGCCTGTCGAGGATCAGTCCCCGCTCGAGCTCCGTGAGCCCCTCCAGTCTCGCGAGCAGGGTGGGACGATCGACCCCGAGGAGCTCGGCCTGCTCCCCGGGATGGCGTGACCACACCAGGGCGTCAACGAGGTCGTCAAGCGGGATCAGGCGCCGGGCCGCCTCGGCATCGGCGATGCGCTCCTCCCTGCCCCTGGCCCACTCCGGAGCCGGTCCACGCTCGGCATGGATGATCTCGTGGGCGAGCACGCACCGGGCCTCCACGGCCGTCAGTCCGGGGTGCAGCACGATCCGGCGACCACCCCAGTCGCACCATCCCCGCACCGGCATCGCCTGCTGCTCCACCCGCCACCCCTCTGGCGCCTCCACTCCCCCAGTCATGCCCGAAAGGATGGCAGACGGGTATGACAAGAACGCCCCCTCACCTGATGCGAGGGGGCGTTCTTCGTGTTTCAGTCGGCCTTATGGTCGGGTTCTGCCTTCTGCTTCTCCCTGCGCATCGACAGCACCGGCTTGAGGAAGGAGCTGATGAGCATCACCGCAGGGAAGCCGATGAACGCCAGCCCGGCCTCTCGCCTGCCGAGCAGGAAGCAGATGAATGCGAACACGACGCACAACAGGGACAGGAGGGCCGCCCAAGCCTGGCCGTGCTTCGCCGTCTCGATCTCCCCGTCGGCCAAGCGATCCAGGCGCTTCTCTGGCCCGATGATCGTGGCCTCGATGATCTCAGCCGCAGCCCCTGGGACGAGGACGTCGTACTGCCTGAGGTGCTCCGGAAGGATGGGGCCCGAGTAGGACTGGTACTTCACGCCCCCGAAGAGCGCGTCGAAGGGGTCGCGTATGCCCGGGAGAGTTCCCTGTACTGGGCCATCTGGAAACGGCGCTGCTCCTCCAACCTCTGCCGGGTCGAGGTCAGGTCTGTGGACGGGAAGAGGCTGAGTGTCCCGAAGCCGCTCAGCAGGGCCAAGGACACCATGCGGATCATCCGGCGCGACTTCTTCATACTCTGATCCTAGCTCGCTTTCAGTCCTACCGCTGCCATTGCCCGGATTCGGGTCAGGGGAGCTCGACATCGACCCAACCGCTGTCGCCGGGGAATGCGGACCACTGGATAGTCAGCCCGTCGGCCTTCTTCGCCCCGAGGCACACCGGCCACTCAAGGGTCTTGCCCGGCAGGACGTCGGTGGTCGCGAGCTCGCAGCCGTTCTTGCTGTCGAACACTGTCGCCGCCGTAGCGGTGCCGGTGGTTCCCTTGAGGCTGAAGCCGAACGGGTTGAACGGCTCCCCGGCGTTGTTGGTGTAAGTGACGGTGAACTTGTAGAAAGCGTCGGCCTCGCCATCGATGTTGGCCGTGCCGTCGAGAGTGATCTCCTCAGGTGTGCTGATCGTCAGCGCGGAACCATCCTCCAGCGTGTAGGGCTCGCCGAGCTTGAACATGCCGCCACCGGTGTTGGTGGTGGGCTCTCCCTCGACAGGTCCGGCGTTGCTTGCGCCCTCCGACGGCGCAAGGGGATCGGCGGGCGCCACGGGCTCGGTGGCGGTCACCGTCACGGTCGGAGCACTCGCTGCCTGCTCTCCGCCCTTGCTGCCCGCCTGGCCCATCGCCACGCCGAGGATGAGGCAGATCGGGGCGGCGAGCCACGGCGATTTCCACCAGGGCTTCTTCTGCGGGGCCGGGGGCTGGGCAGGCGGGACGGGAGGGGTTGGCGCGGTCATGTCTTCTTCGATCCTTCCAGGCGCGGTCGGAGTCCCCTGATGGGACATCCATGGATTTCTGGCGTCAGCCTAACGGACGACCGGGCCAGATGTGCGACCGGGGGTCACCTCGGCTCCCAGTCGTCGTCCGGCTCCATCATCGGCCTGTCGTCGGCAGCCCCCGCCATGGGTTGCGCCTGGGCCTGGAGGTGTTGCTGCTTGATCTCCTGGAGGGATTGGGGCCGCTCGTTTTCGTTGCGCGAATCGGGGGTGCGGGTGGCGCGGATGCGGTCCTCAATTCGGTGCACGAACTCCGCAAAGGGGACTTCTAGCGCGTCGGCGATCTGGATCACCTGCCCGAGCGTGGGCTGCCTCTCCCCGCGCTCATAGCGGATGTACGTGATGCGCGACATGTTGGCGCGCTCGGCGACCTCCGCCTGCGACAGCCGCGCGGCGGCTCGCTCCGCCCGGATCGCCTCGGCGACAGCCTGGGCCGCCATTTCGACAGTGACACCGTTCATGTAGAGCACTGTATCCCCTCTTTGGATCAGCAGTGTTGCCGAATAGTGACACGCCGAGGGTTGCGAAGTAGCCGATCGGCCACTACTGTGTACCACATGGTTACACCACAGCACCGAGCGGATCAGCTCGCAGCATGCATGCGGGTGGCCGTCGAAGAGTCCGGAATCTCACGCAGAGAGCTGGCCCAGCGAACTGGAATTCCGCTCGTCACCCTGCAGAGAAGGCTGACGGCCCCTGGGGGGAAGCTCCAGGCCGCAGAGGCTTTCGCCATCGCCGACGCCCTCGCCACCCCCCTGTCCGGACTCGTGGCCCTCGCCGAATCGAGTACGACATGACCGACGATCTCCTCACCGCCGAGCAGGCTGCGAAACGGCTGGGCCTGGCAGAGCAGACCCTGGCCCAGTGGCGGTGGCTCGGCAAGGGGCCGGAGTTCGTGAAAGTCGGCAGCCGGGTTCGCTACCCGTCCGACTCCTTGGACCGCTGGTTGTCCACCAGGCAGAGAGGAGGGGAGCCGCCGCACAGCAGCGACTCCCCCGGCAGCGCTACTTCTTCGAGTCGCGCTCGATGACGGTGGTACGTGGGTGGCTCTTGGCATAGCTCTTCGTCACGTACCGCCCCGTGATGGCGCTACGAGCCCTTCCGGACCCGTGGCCTCCACCTCTGGATCGGGCCATCGTCTTCACCTCCTCTCTTGCCCGGTGGGCAACCAGCCCACCTACCCCCAAGTATCTCGATTTATCCCCACATGTAGGGGCAGCAACACGCTCAAGCCACCAGATGTAGTGGCCCAGGGCACGAAAAAGCCCCCACCTGCTCCACCAGGTGAGGGCCCCAAACCAAAGAAAGGTTCGACATGAACGAAATGATCCCGTTCACCTACGAGGATACCCCGGTCCGCGTCCTCACCATCAACGAGGCCCCGTGGTGGGTGGCTGCCGACGTTGCCACGCCCCTTGCGCTGGCCAACATCCGCTCCTCCCTGGCCCTCCTCGACGACGATGAGAAGGGTGTACACACTGTGGACACCCCCTCCGGTGCGCAGCAGATGGCCATCATCTCCGAAGCGGGGCTGTACTCCCTGATCCTCCGCTCCCGCAAGCCCGAGGCGAAGGCCTTCAAGCGCTGGGTCACCCACGAGGTCCTCCCCGCCATCCGCAAGACCGGCAGCTACAGCACCCAGCCCGCCCCGCAGCTGACCGGCAAGGAGCTCCTGGCTGCCGCCGTCCTCGAGGCCGCCGAGACGATCAAGCAGCAGGAGGCCCAGCTCGCCGCCCAGCGGGAGCAGCTCGACAGGGCGCTGCCGAAGGCGAACACCTGGGATGCGATCTGCTCCGGCCGCGGCGACCACACCATCACCGACGCCGCGAAGCTGTTGAGCTCCGCCGGGGTCGTCACCGGGCCGCGGAAGCTCCACGCCCAGCTGCAGGACCTGGGCTGGATCCACAAGGACCAGCGTGGCAGGTGGGCCGCCTACCAGGACCGGCTGAACGCCGGACTGCTGGCGGAGAAGGCCCGCCACTACCTCGACGACGACGGGGTGATGGTGACCGCCACCCCACAGGTCCGCGTCACCCCGAAGGGGTTGCAGCGGCTGCGTGAGCTGCTCGCCCCCATCGATGTCCCCCAGCTCACCGTGATCGAGGGGGGTCTGGCATGACCGCCCCGACCACCCACAAGATCCCCGCCACCAGCCGCAAGGGCTGGGTCGAGTTCGACGGCAACGCCGTCCTCCAGCTGCTGCGCACCGGCACCCTGCCCACCGGCAGCGGCAAGCCCGTCACCCGGAAGGGAGGGCGGAAGGCATGAGCGCCAACACCTCCTTGCTCCTCGCGGCCAACGCCCTCGGCAGCAACAGCCGAAGCATCGAAATGATCACCAAACGCCTGCGCCACGCTCTCGACGAGGGCGGCGACATCGACCCGGAGCTCCTCGAACTCCTGGAGCGGATCGCCAAGAACCTGGACGGGCTCTCCGTGGTGGTCGCGAAGGAGGCGCTGTCATGAGCGCCTTCAACCCGAGCAACTACATCGCGACCTGCCTCGACGAGAGCTGCGAGCTGTGCGACTACCCGGAGACCTCCAGCCTCATCCACCTGCGCCGAGGCCCCATCGCCGAGTACTGCCGCAACTGCGGCGGCTCATCAGGCGACACCGAGGCCGCCTTCCAGTGGCTGCTGGTGACCGGCGGGCCGCTGCGTCCCGGGTGCGGGCCGGAGTGGCGGGACGAGGAGGCGCTGTCATGACCGCCGCCGAGCCACTCCTCGACGCCCACCAGGTGGCCCAGCTCCTCGGCTGCACCCCCAGCAAGGTCCGAGCACTCAGGCGCACCCCCGCCTCCGGGCTGGCCGCGATCGACATCTCCAACGGGCGCGGCCGCCCCACCTGGCGGTGGCGGCCCTCCACCATCCAGACCTTCCTCCGCAACAGGAGGCAGCCGTGACCCGACCCACCCCGATCTGGAAGGAGAGCCTCGCCGACCGCGACCAGCTCCCCGCCCCCGACATCACCGAGGCCCAGCAGGCCGCCGTGTGGCGGCTCCTGGCCCGACACGACGCCAACGATCTCGCCGACATGCTCGGCCTGACGGAAGAAGCAACATCATGAAGGTCAACACCAGCACCGGCATCCACGCAATCCTCGTCCACCCCGACCTGGAGCAGGCACCCGAGTGGGTGACGTTCGCAGCCGAGGACCTCTCCGGCATGCGCCGCATCCTGGGCTGCCAGTGGGTCGAGCGCGTCACCACCCCCATCCCGGGGGTGTCGATGTGGGTCGATGAGGAAGGCGCTCTCGATCCCGAGGGTATCCACAACGCACACTGCTCCGCCATCCTCTACCCCGGCCGCATCGTCGGCCCTGCCCTGCTGACCGGTATCACCCCCATCGGGGAGGTCGCCAGCCTCAACGCGCAGCAGGTCGCCGCCCTCGCCGGTCGCGGCATCACCGTCCAGCCACGGCCGAGCCACCGCGCCGACCTGCAATGGCTGTCGGAGGAGGAGATAGTCGGGCTGACGGGGCGCGTCCGCAGGCGGATCGCCCAGCGCGACGGGGAGGTGACGGCATGAGCGAGTACTCCCGCGAGCTTGAGCGGGCCTTCTATCCGTCCTACGAGGAGGCCCTCCTGGACATGGTCTGCAAGGCCGAGGAGCTCACCGGAAAGCGGGCCAGCCCCGACCGCTTCCGCCACATGGTCCACCACGCCTACGCCTCTACGTGGCAGGCGGTCTGGTCTGACGCTCTCCTTGTGATGTGCGTCGAGGCGTGTCAGGCCCGGCAGTCGGTGCGCCGTCCCCGCCCCGCTTCCCGGCGGGAGTTGGACCGGATCGCCCGGAAGAGGGGGCTGTGATGCGCACCCTCTCCACCGCCGAAGCGGCTGAGCTGCTGGGCGTGTCGCCCCGGCATGTCGCCAAGCTGATCCGCCGTGGCGTCCTGCCCGGCTACCCCGTGATGACAAGCGGCGGCCGTGTCCTGCCCAGCCTCGATCAGCAGCCGGAGTTTGCACAGCTCCGCGCTGATCTGGAGTGGATGTCGGAGGAGGAGACGGCTGAGCTGATCGGCCACGTCCAGAGTCGGATCATCAACCGCCGACGGGGGGCGACGGCATGACCCTCCTCGAAACCTTGGCCCGCCTGAACGACCGCCTGGACGCCGTCATCGACCGGCACGTCCACAAACACCCGACCATCTGGATCATCGCCACCAGTCTGCTGATCGTGGCCGTGATCCTCGCCCTGAGAGGAGCGCTCCTGTGACGCACCGTGTGAAGCCGCCCAGAGGGGCAGTCAAGCTCACCGACCACCGGCCCGACGGGGGCTGGCAGGTGGACTGCGCCAACTGCGGATTCCACCACCCGCGCGCGCCGTTCGTCTCGACGAGGACGGATGCCGAAGAGGCCAAGCGGTGGCATCGATGCCCGGTCGAGGAGGTGGAGCGGTGAGCGCCCCGATCCTCTACATCGCCGGACCCATCACCGGCATCAAGAACCACGGGCGTCGCTTCGAGCGGGCCGCGATGGAGTTGGCGACCGCCGGATGCAACACCCTCAACCCGGCACGCAATCTCCCGAAGGCCAATCCGGGCCTGACCTCCGGGCTCGTGTCTCGGATGTTCCCGACCTGGCACGACTGGATGAGGGCGGGCCTCGCCCAGCTGATCGAGGCAGACGGTGTCGCCCTCCTGCCCGGCTGGGAGGACTCCGAGGGCGCCTCCTGGGAGAGGCGCATCGCCGAGGAGGTGCTCGCCATCCCTGCCCTGCCGATCGTCGACTGGGTCAGGCTTGGCGGACGCCTCCCGGAGCCCAGCGAGGGGGTGCGGCAATGACCGCCACCGACCGGCACCCGGACTGCCGCTGCCCCCAGGCGGTACACGTGCACGGCACCTCCACCACCTACGTCGTGCACCGCTGCCGCTGCGACCTGTGCCGCGCCGCGACCACCGAGCGTGCAGCGAAGCGCCGCCGCGCCCAGGCCTACGGCCGCTACGACCGGTTCGTCGACGGCGACCAGGTCCGCGCCCACCTGCGCTCCCTCATGGCCGCAGGGATGGGGTGGAAGCGCATCGCCGCCGCCGCAGGAGTCGCCCCTTCGACGGTGTACCCGATCCTCTACGGCCGCAACCTCGACGACCCGACCCATCCGCAGCACCGGCCACCCCGCACGCAGGTGACCCGGGAGGTGGCGGAGAAACTCCTCGCCGTCGCCCCCGAACTCGCCGAAGGGGCCCTGGTCGATGCGACCGGCACCAGGCGCCGCATCCAGGCCCTGGCCGCGATCGGGTGGACACTCGCCGAGCTCGGCGACCGGCTCGGGATACGCCGCTCCAACATGCGCCTCCACAAGCCGGATCTGCGGCACGTGACCGAGGGGACCCGCCGCGCCGTCGTCGCCCTGTACGACGAGCTGTGGGATCAACCTCCGGCGGGCCCGTCCGGGGACCGGATGCGGGCCTGGGCGGCAAGCCTGGGGTGGGTGCCGCCGATGGCGTGGGATGACGACCGGATCGATGATCCGCGAGCGCGGGCAGCCGGGGGGCTGTCCTCCATGGGGAGGAGGCGCGCCGACCTGGATGAGGCCGTGCGCCTCCTCGCCCAAGGGGAGTCCCGCAGCAACGTCGCCTCACGCCTCGGCATCTCCCTGCGCACCCTGCAGCGCCACCTCAGCAGGAGCGCACGTCACGACGAGGAGGTGGCGGCATGACACGCCCCTCGCAGTGGACCGACCACATCCGCGACCTCCTCGACCAGGCCTCCGACCAGCAGGTCCGCGCCTACACCGACCGGCTCCTCTCCCTCATCGGACAGGTCGCCGACGAGGGCCCCAGGACCCCGGTGTCCGACGTCATCGACGAGGCGGCCGCGCTCACCACAGAGATCCTCAACGACCCGGAAGGGGCCTGACATGGACACCGCCATTCGCTACGACCTCTCCAACGACTGCGACGTCTACGAGGCCCTGACCGACCTGGACCGGGCCGTCGAGGCCCTCCGGGAGATCCGCGACATGCACGTGCAGGTCGTCGACGGGCCACGCCTGATCTGTGGCCGGTGTGGGCACCTGTGGCCGTGCGAGCACGCCTCGGTGCTGCGAGACGTGGAGGACCTGCTGTGACCGCCCGCATCCTCGCCATCGACCCCGGCAATGAGCACTCCGCCTACGCGGTCATCGACGCCGACACCTGCTACCCGGTCGAGATCGGGAAGGTCGCGAACCAGCCACTCCGCCAGCACCTCGCCAACGGCACCCGATTCGCCGAGGCGCACGGCGCCATCGAGATGGTCGCCTCCTACGGCATGCCCGTGGGCCGGGAGGTCTTCGAGACGTGCGTGTGGATCGGCCGCTTCGTCGAGGTCCTCGCCCAGCGAACCGGCCGCGAACCCACCCTCGTCTACCGGCGCGACGTCAAGCTCCACCACTGCCACAGCCCCCGCGCGAACGACGCCACGATCCGACAGGCCCTCGTGGACCGCTTCGCCCCCGGACAGCCCAACCACGGCAAGGGCACCACCAAGGACCCGGGCTGGTTCCATGCCTTCAAGTCGGACATCTGGCAGGCCTACGCCCTGGCCGCGTATGTCGCCGACAAGCGGGCCGGGAGGTGGAGGTGATGGCGGTCAGGTCCCAGAAGAAATGTGCCGTGGCATCCTGCGATCGAGCCTCCCGGAGCAACGGGCTGTGCCCCCTCCACGTCGGTCGGATGCGCGCCGGGAAACCCGTCGAGGTCACCCCTCGGAACTCTCGCTACCGAACCATCGACGACCGCCTTTGGAGTCGATGTCACCGCGACGGTGGCGATGGCTGTTGGGTCTGGCAGGGCGCCGTCAACAACAAGGGCTACGGGACGACAACGCGACCGCGCACCCCCGGGCAGAAGGGGCGCTCAGGGCGCGTCTATGCACACCGCCTTGCGTGGGAGGAGAGCAGCGGTCCGATCCCTGAGGGCCTGGTGGTGGACCACATCTGCCACAACAGACGCTGCATCAACCCGCTGCACCTGCGTCTTGCGACACCAGGCCAGAACCTGGAGAACCGGAAAGGGGCAAGCGCCAACAGCAAGACGGGGCATCTCAACGTCTATCCGCACCCTCAGTGCGGGTACGTCGTCCAGGTGAAGCACAAGCACATCGGGGCGTTCAAAACGCTCGAAGACGCAATTCGGGCCGCCGCGGCGGCCCGCTCCCTGCTCGCCCCCTTCGCGAGCCCCGATGCGCGCCTGGAGGGGTGCCATGCGGCCGTTCAATGAACTCTGCACGTGGTGTTTCCCTCACCTGGTCCACGACGGCCCCTGCGCCCGCAGCATCCAGACCAGCGGCGGCAAGAAGCCGGCCGAAGCGCCCTGCCCCTGCCGCCGACACCTCTCGACAACCAGCCTGTCGGAAATCCCGACAGGTTCGCCAACTCCCACGAACCCTCCGGGAAGCCCGGACACTTCCCCCGACTGAAAGGCCATCATGTACGACTACAACGACCTCGTCGCCGAATACCTCGACCTGACGGAGCGGATCGCCTCCCTGGTGGAGCGCCGCGACCAGATCACCGGCATCCTCCGCACCCTCGACCAGGGCAAGCACGACTTCGCCACCGGCACCGTCACCGTCGGCAGGCCCAGCAGGCGCTTCAGCGCCGACGAGGCCGCGAAAGTGCTCCCCCCGAAGGTACTCCAGGACTGCACCGAGCAGGTCGTCACAGCCTCCAGGGCGAAGCAGATCCTCAGCCCCGTCCTGTACGAGCTGTGCAGCCCCGAGGTCGGTGCCGCCCGCGTCACCATCAAGCCCAGGTGAGACCCCTGATGTCTGACCTCACCCTCATCCCGCCAGTGCCGACGCACTGGCCCGCGGACCGCAGCGCCGAGGACGACTACTTCGCGGCGATCACCGACGCCATCGCGAACCACCCCCGCACCCTGCAGACCAGGATCGGGCCCTCCGAAATCGGCGACCCGTGCGCCCGACGCATCGGCTACAAGCTGCTCGGCATCGAGCAGCGACCCCAGGAGCCCAACTGGAAGGCCACCGTCGGAACCGGCATCCACGGCTGGCTCGAGGAGGCCTTCGACCGCGCCAACGAAACCTGGGCGCGCGCCATGGGTGGCGCCTGGGTCGAGCGGTGGCTGATCGAGGAGCGCGTCACCGTCGGGACCGACGCCGCCGGGGAGCCGATCACCGGCTCCTGCGACCTCTACGACCGACACACCCGCACCGTCATCGACCACAAGACGATCGGCCCCGCCCAACTCAAGAAGTACCGCTCCCAAGGCCCCTCCAGCACCTACCGCATCCAGGCCCACCTGTACGGACAAGGCTGGGCCAACGCGGGACTGCCACCCGAGCATGTCGCGATCTGCTTCCTGCCCCGGCAGGGTGAACTCCGAGACGCCCACTGGTGGAGTGAGGCATGGAACCCGGGCGTCGCAGCGCAGGCTCTCGAGCGGCTTCGCGGCATCCAACTCGCCACCGGCAACCTCGGCGCAGCGGCGCTGCCGCTGCTGGAGACCGCCCCCGAGTACTGCGAGCACTGCCCCTTCTTCAAGCCCAGGGCGGCCGACCTCACAGCAGGCTGCCCCGGCCATCCCGAGTCCCCCGCCAACCGCGGGGGCAACTCCCAGCCTGCCCTGTCGATCGACACGGGCACCCCACCCCCAGCCCTCTCCCTCGAGAGCGCCTGACCCCTCTGAAAGGAACAACCATGTCCATGCAGTCCATCGATCTCGCCTCCGGCGGCTCCGCCAGCTTCCCCTTCAACAACCACGGCGACTCCGTCACCGGCCGCGTCATCAGCCTGGAGGAGCTCCAGCAGACCGACCTCCAGACCGGGGAGCCGAAGACCTTCGACAACGGCCAGCCGATGATGATGTACCGCGTCGAGCTGCAGACCGAACTGCGCGACAGCGACCTCGACGACGGGGTCCGCTCCGTCTACCTGCGGGGCTCCCGAAAGCCCGAGTCCCAGTCGTCGCTGGCTGCCGTCCTCCAGGCCGTCCTCCAGGCCACCGGCCGCGCCGCCCTCACCGTCGGCGGCACCCTCACCCTCACCTACGTCGGTGACGGGCAGGCGAAGAACCGGGGCTTCAGCGCGCCGAAGCTCTACCGGGCCAGCTATCAGCCCCCCACGGTGAACCTCGACGCCCAGCAGGCCGCCCCGGCGGCCGCCGTCGCCGCGCCCGCTGCTGCCCCGGCGGCAAGCCCGTGGGCAACGCCTGCGCCCGCACCGGCTGCGCAGCAGCCCGCTGCACTGAACGCCGCACAGCTCGCAGCCCTCCAGGCCGCAGGGATCGACCCTGCGGCGCTCGGCGGCGGCGCAGCCTGACCCGCCACAGGCAGGGGCTCCGAATTCCCGGAGCCCCTGCTTCCCCTCTCGACACGAACCGATCGAAAGGAATCAGGGATGAGTGCCCCTGACCTCCAGGCCGCGCGCGACGCATGGCTCGCCGTCGGCGCCCTCCCTCTCCCCGCCGCCACCGACGGCACCAAACGCCCCGGCGTCAAGACGTGGCGCAACCTCCAGGACCCCGGCAACCGCCCCACCCCCGAGCAGCTCGACCAGTTGTGGGGCACGGACACCGACGGCATCGGCATCATCTGCGGCCGCGCCTCCGGCAATATCGAGATGCTCGAACTCGAAGGCGTCGCAGTCGCCGAGGGCTGGATGCCCCGCCTCCAGGCCGCCTTCACCGACCACGCCCAGAGGGAACTCTGGCAGCGTCTCGTCGGCGGATACATGGAGTTCACCCCCACCGGCGGTATCCACATCTACTACCGCATCGACGGCGACGTCCACGGCAACACCAAACTCGCCTCCCGCCCCACCACCCCCGACGAGCAGGCCCAGCACCCGGGGCAGCGCACCCGCGTCATGATCGAGACCCGCGGCGAGGGTGGATGGTCCATCGTCGCCCCCAGTCACGGCCGCACCCACCCCACCGGGGCAGCGTGGACGGCGCTGCCCGACCGCAGCCCCCGACAGATCGCGACCTTCACCGCCGACGAGCGCGACACCATCCACGCCATGTGTCGCCTCCTCGACGAAACCCAGCCCCCCACGACCTCCGCAACTGCGCCCGTGGCGCCCCCCGCTGCCGCACCCGTCGCCGGGGATCGGTTGCGCCCCGGCGACGACTTCAACGCCCGCGCCTCCTGGGCCGACATCCTCCAGCCCCACGGCTGGACCATCGACCACACCCAGGGCGGCACCACCTACTGGATCAGGCCCGGCAAGAAGCGCGGAGAAGGGGTCTCCGCCACCACCGGCCACAGCACCGACGGCGCGGACCGGCTCTGGGTCTTCTCCACCAGCACCGACTTCCAGCCCGAGATCCCTTACAGCAAGCTCGGGGCCTACGCCGTCCTTCGCCACGGCGGCGACCACTCCGCCGCCGCCTCAGCCCTCCACGCCCAGGGCTGGGGGGACCAGGAACCAGAATGGACCCTCACCCTCGAACCGGCCGCGCGCCCCGCATCCTCGGCGACTGGCCCACGAGCCGCAGGAGACGCGCAAAGCAATCCGCCTGAGACCATCGAGGCGAACGAAACCGCGCTCGCCGACGCCTTCGTCTCCCGCGTCGCCAACCAGGTCCGGTACTGCCCGCAGCGCAAGCAATGGCTCACCTGGGACGGCAGCCGATGGGTCTGGGACGAGGGGGAATATCACCGCGAACTCATCAAGCAGCTGGCCCGCCGCCTCCCTGCCGACGACAGGGCCGCAGCCGGATGGCGGCGCAAGATGCTGTCCGCCCAAGGTGTTGGCAGCATCGCCCGGCTCGCCCGCACCGACCCCCGCATCGTCGTCCATCTCGACCAGCTCGACGCGCAACCCTGGGAGCTCAACACCCCTGCCGGAATTGTCAACCTGCGCACTGGGGAGCTCTTGCCCCCGGACCCCGCCAAGCTCCACACCCGCTCAACGACCGTGGCCCCCGATTTCACCAAGTCGGCCCCACACTGGGAGACCTTCCTGGCAGCCACCTTCGGCGGCGACTCTGACCTCGTCGGGTATGTGAAACGTCTGGCTGGCGTGACCGCCATCGGTGAAATTGTCGAGCAACTCCTCAGTCTCGGCATCGGCTCCGGGGCCAACGGGAAATCGACCCTCCTCGATGCACTCTCGGAGGTCCTCGGGCGCGGAGAACGGGGATACGCCATCGCTGCCCCCGCCGAGATGCTCATGGCCCGCCGCCACAGCGAGCATCCGGCGGAACTCGCCCAGCTCGCCGGGGCCCGTCTGGTGGTCTGCTCCGAGCTGGAGGATGGCGCTCGCTTCGCGGAGGCCCGGATCAAGCAGCTGACCGGCCGCGACGCCATCAACGCTCGCCACATGTACGGTTCCCCCTTCACCTTCATGCCGTCTCACACCCTGTGGCTCATTGCCAACCACAAGCCAGCCACCTCGGCGGGCGGCCCTGCGTTCTGGCGTCGCCTCCAAACCCTCCCCTTCCAGCACGTTGTCCCCGAGGGGCAGCGAGATCCTGAGCTGCCCGCCAAGCTCCGCTCCGAGGGGCCGCAGATCCTCGCATGGATCATCCAGGGGGCTGCAGAATGGGGGCAAGGAGGGCTCAGGCCTCCCACCGCCGTCCGCGCAGCCACTCAGGAGTACCGGACCTCCGAGGATACCCTGCAGCGATTCGTGGACGAACAGTGCCATCTCGCCCCCGGCAGCCAGTTGGTCCAAGTGCGCAGCAGTGTGCTGCGGGACGCCTACGAACGGTTCTGCCGCGACATGGGAGACGAGCCGATGCGTGGTAAGCGATACATCCAGGAGCTTCGCGACCGCTTCGGCGTCACCTTCGCGAAGGGCGCGAAAGGCGCTCGCTTCTCCCAGGGCATCACTCTCCTGAGTGACGAAGAAGAGGAAGGGCGTGGCGACGACGCGGATTGGCGGCTCATCTCATGACCGCCACCTGCGCCACCCAGCTGCGCACGAAGTCGCAACCCAAGCGCCACCTGCGCCACCCAGCTGCGCACGAAGTCGCAACCCAAGCGCCCGCCACCTGCGCCACCCAGCTGCGCACGAAGTCGCAACCCAAGCGCCACCTGCGCCACCCTTCAAGACACCTTTGCGTCAAGTGTCCCCATGGGTGGCGCTTGGGTGGCGCTTGGGTGGCGCATCAACGAAGGACGCGCCACCCAAGTCGAACACCCGTCAAAACCACTCCGACAAGGAGAGACACGCCCGAGTGCGTTGCAAGGGTGGCGCAGGTGGCGCATCTTTGCAGGAAAAGTCCATCTATCGCGTGCGCGCATCACGCGCAATCAAAAAGTTCCGGAAGACGCGCCACCCCGCCACCTGCGCCACCCATAGAGACACTCCGTCCCAAAGAGCTCGCCCCGAACCCACACTCAAGGACCTCGACCGCCATGACCCAGGACACCCTCTTCGACGCCCCGCCCATCCAGGCCGCCGGCCCCAAGCCCCGCCGAACCGTCGTCCACCCCTACCACTGGACCGACGCCGCCGGATGGCGAGCCACAGCACAACACCGATGCCCCCACTGCCGAGCCCACATCCTCACCGGCCTCGACCAGGACCAGTGCGCCATCCAGGCAACCGCAACCGCAACCCCGCTCACCCCACTCGGCGAAGCCCTCCACCAACTCGCCGACATCCCCACCTACACCCTCACCCGCCACAGCAACCGAGGAACCAAACTCACCCGACGACGAGCCGAGAACATCGCCCAGCAGCCCGCAGGCAGCCCCAGGATCGACGTACTCCCCGCCCACCGATGCAACCCACCCCCCATGCCCCCTGAGGCCTTCACGGCCCCGACAGTCGCCCCGCCCGCTTCCCTCACCGCACCCCGCAACAGTCCGCCCCCGTTCTAGCCCCAAGGAGAAGCCGATGCTCCCCATCGCCAACCTCGTCGCCAGCCTCGCCGTCATCGCCGCCTGCTGGTTCCTGCCCCGCCACTGGGTCCGTCGCTGGCAACGCGAGGCAACAGAAGACGCCGCCGGACAGGCCATCACCAACACCCGTCTCCGAATGGCCATCGACGACCTTCAACAGCGACTCGCCCACCTCGAACAGAACCCGAAGATCCAGCTCACCATCAAGGCCGAGAGCAACACACCCGAGGAGGACCCCGCATGACCACCAACCGAGACGCCATCACCGAGTGGATCGAGGAGCAGGGCGAAACCGACGCCACCATGCTCGCAACCGCCATCCTCGACGCCAGCCACGCCCTTGCCGCGATCCATGAGCAGCTCCGCATCGCCAACCTCATCGCCCTGGCCGCCATCGACCCCGACAGGGGAGGCCCATCCGAGGAGCTGGCCTCGGTCGCCTCGCAGGCCTGCGGAGAGATCTCCACATGCAGGGGCTACGAGGTCCGCGACCACGACGGCACCCCCGACCGGATCGAGATCCGCAGCCTCCTCCCCGACATCGCCGCCGCCCTCGGCACCCCCCAGGAGGAACAGCCGTGACCACCACCGCCATCATCTGCTGCATCGCCAGCGCGGCCATCAGCATCGCCGCCTGCATCGTCTACCGGCACTGGACTCGCCAAACCCTCCGCCAGCTCATCATCCTCATGGACGACAATCTCAGGGCACTAAGGGCCGACACCGTGCGTCAAGCGGCCCAGCTCGACCTTCTCCGTGAGCGACTCGACCAGCGCCACCCCCTACCCAACCCCAACGGCACCAAGGAGCCCCACGCATGACCGACATCGACCCCCGAGACCTCGCCAAGCTCATCGATGCGCTGACCCGAAACGGCAGCGACAACCCTGTCACCAACCACGCCCTCGTCACCTGCACCGAGGTCATTGCCGCGAACCTCGCCGCAATCTGCGAGCAGGTCCGCATCGCCAACCTCATCGCCGTGGCGACAGCAGGCGCTGCAACTCCCTTCATCCCGCGCGACATCAGGGACGCCCTCGGGCTCCTCCAGGAGCCCCGCGCATGACCAGCCAGCCCGTCACCCTCGCCCGCATCACCATCGAGAAGGTCCGCAATTCTGACGGAACCCTCGGCATCCTCCTGCACAACCCCATGCTCATCGACCAGATCGACGCCCTCGGCATGCTCGCCGCCGCCCAAGCAACCCTCACCCGCCAGCTCACCCACAACGACGACAGCAAGGAGGCCCGACAGTGAACCCCAACGTCCGCAAAGCCGCCAGAACCCTGGACTGGCTGCAGGACCGCACCAAGAGCCCCGAAGGCCTCGACCCTCGCCACGCCCAGCCCAGCACCCTCGCCGCCCAGACCCTCGCCCTCATCGCCATCGCCGACGAGCTCCACCTCGCCAACCTGCTCGCCCTCAGGGGCCACACGATCCGCGACAGCGACCGCGACATCACCGAACTCGAGCACGCCATGGAGCGCAGCGGACTGAGCTGGGTCGAGTACGCCGAGAAGGAGGACCAGTGACCCAGACGCTCCATCTCCCGGACTGGCCCCTGACCCTGACCCCCGCCGGCAGATTCCGCCAACGCTGCGCGCGCCTCATCCGAGCATTCGACACGCGGCTGGACGACCTTCGCTCCGCCTTCACCGCCCTGGCCAGCCGCATCGCCCAGGTCGGCCAAACCCCCAAGGAGGACCAGTGACCCACACCGTCGACGTCGAGCAGGCCCTGGGCGAGCTGCCCGAGCTGTGCGCCCTCCTGCCCGACGCCCTCACCAGTGGCCCCGACCCGTGGGGTGGTGGCCGCACCGGCGCATCCTCCGGCACCCCGCTGCGCCTCGACGTGCTCCAGCTCCTCGACACCCGCGACACCACCGGATGGCTCGACGGCATGGAGTTCTGCGACCCTGACGGCGTCGGCGTCCTGCCCTTCCTGTGGGGCTGGTGCCGGGACCTGGCCAGCGATCTGTTCGACACCTGCCCCGGCGAGGTCAAGGAGCTCCCCGAGCAACCCACCCTCACCGCGGTCACAGACTGGCTCACTCAGCACCTGCCCCTGATCCGGGGCACCGCGCAGTGGCCCGAGTTCGAGTGGGGCGTGCTGCGGGTGCACCGGCAGGTCAGGGCCGCCGTCAGACACCTCAAGGAGCCCAGCCCGGCCGTCCCCTGCCCCCGCTGCGGCACGGGCCCCCTTGAGGCCCCCGCCCCCGACGAGCCGCTCTGGGTGTGCCGCCCTTGCGGCCACGAGGTCACGATCCAGGCGGTCACCCTCCGGCAGGCCTCCCGGCTCGTGGACGTGCCTGAGCGGACGCTTCGGGACTGGGCCTCCCGCCCCGGCCTGCTGTCCCCCGTGGCCGAGGGTCCGCGCCGACGACTGTTCGACCTGGGCCAGATCAGGCGACTCGCCGCCGAGCGGAAGTTGCGCGCCATGCTGTGAGCGACTATCATTGCCGTTGTTAGTGCATCAGTGCACCCAAAAACAGGAAGCCCCGGATTCGCCCCCGGGGCTTCACCCATTCCGAGGGGGTGGCGATGGCCAACCGCGACACCGCCATCCGAGACCGTCACCGCGCCACCATCGCCGCCGCCAAACCGCCGTGCGGGATCTGCGGTGAGGCCATCGACCACCGACTGCGATGGCCTGACCCCGGATGCTTCGTCGTCGACCACGTCATCCCGCTCTCCCAGGGCGGACCTGATACCCTGAGCAACAAGCAGGCCGCCCACAAGCTCTGCAACGAGCGCAAGGGCCGCAAGGATGCCGGGCTCGCCCCCATCATCCGCCGCTCCGGGAGCCTCACCTGAGGCCCCTGAAATCGAACACAGGGGTGGGGGGTGCCCCCTCCCCCCGGCCTCGACGCTGGCTCAGGCCTAGGCGGCATTCTCTCTCGACTTTTTTCCACAGGTCCCGTCACTCTTGTCACCGCACCCCCGAGTTGCCCACAGGAGGCCCCATGTCCAGCGTCGAGGAGGCCTCAAGGCAGGGTCGCAGGGCGATGCTGGAGGCGCTGCGGGACGACATCGCCCGTCGGTTTGACCGGGGCGTGTCCGATCGGGACGCGGCCGCGCTGTCGAGGCGGCTCCTGGCGATCAGTGAGGAGCTCGACGGGGTGGTGGCCACGGAAGGGGTGGACGAGATTGCCGAAGCGGCCGCAACCCCCGACGCGCCCTGGCCTGCTCCCTGAGGCTCACCTCCTCTGCCTTCCTGCAGGGATCACCTCGACCGCCGGTCCGAGCGTCGTCGCTGTTGCGGAGCGCATCGGTCTGGGCCTGGATCCGTGGCAGCGCGACATCGCGCAGATCACATGGGCGAAGCGAGCTGACGGCGGGTGGGCTTCTGAGATCGTGGCGATGTCGATCCCCCGTCAGGCGGGCAAAACCTACCTCGTCGCTGCAATGGTCTTCGCCCACTGCCTGATCCATGCGGGCTCCACCGTGGCTTGGACGGCCCACCATAACAAGGTGATGCTGGAGGTCTTCGACTCACTGAAGGCGGTTGCCGGTCAGCCGGGGGTGGCCCCGAGGGTGGCGAAGATCAACTCCTCGGCGGAGAACCGCTCGATCCGGTTCGTCAACGGCTCCCGCATCGTGATGGCTGCCCGCGAGTCCGGGGCGCTGCGCGGCGTGGCGAAGGTGTCGATCCTGGTGCTGGACGAGGCGCAGATCCTCACCAGCAACGCGATGAGCGACATGCTGCCGACGCAGAACCAAGCCGCACATCCGCTGACGATCATGCTCGGCACCCCGCCGAGGCCGAAGGACCCCGGCGAGGTGTTCACCGCCCAGCGTGACGCCGCCCTGGCCGCATCGAAGGCCGGGGAGCCGCTGGAGGAGGCGACCTGGATCGAGTTCTCCGCCCCAGCGGACTGCGAGACCGACGACAAGGAGGCGTGGCGCAAGGCCAACCCCTCCTACCCGAAGCGGACCCCGCTGCGGGCGATCCGCAAGCTCCGCCGAGCCCTCACCGAGGACCACTTCCGCCGTGAGGCCCTCGGCATCTGGGATGACCTGTCCACCCCCGCGGTGATCCCCCCGCACATCTGGAAGGGCCTGGCCGACGATCGGTCAAAGGCGCTGTCGAAGCTCGTCCTGGCGATCGACGTGTCCCCGAATCGGGAGCAGGCTGCCGTGGCCCTGGCCGGGCTGCGGGACGACGAGCTCGTGCACGTGGAGCTCGACGAGTCCCGGGAGGGCACCGGCTGGATCGTGGACCATGTGGCGGCCCGTTGCGCGAAGAACTCGATCGCCGCGGTGGTGGTGGATGCGAGGTCCCCCGCCTCATCGCTGGTGCGGGCACTTCGGAAGGCGAAGATCCGGGTTGTCACGACGAACACCGACGAGATGACCGATGCGTGCGCCGACCTGGTGGACGCCTGCATGAACAACGAGCTGCGACACATCGCGCAGCCGCAGCTCACCCTGGCGCTCAACAACGCCCGGAAGCGCTCCATCGGGGAGCGGTGGGCATGGAACCGCAAGACCGCAGAGTCGGACATCACCCCGATCGTCGCCGCGACGCTGGCGCACTGGGGGGTGCTGTCACGGAAGGTCCGCAACACGGCAGCACAGAGAACTGGAAGGCGGGTGATGGTGCTGTGATCGATCTCGACGACCGCGAACTGGCCCTGGCTCGCCGCATGTTCCGGCAGCTGGATTCCCTGTCCGGCTTCCACCGCAAGATGCTGGGTTACTACGAGGGCTCGAAGCGGCTGCAGCGAATGGGGCCGGTGATCCCGAAGGCGCTGCGGAACCTGGACGTGGTGGCTGGCTGGCCCGGCATCGCCGTGGACGCCCTGGAGGAGCGGCTGGACTGGCTCGGCTGGGCCGGCGGCAGTGAATTCGGCCTGGATGAAGTGTTCCGGACCTCCCGACTCGGCTCGGAATCGGCATCCGCCCATCTCGACGCCCTGGTGCACGGCACCAGCTTCCTGGTGATCGCTAAGAGCGGGGGCCGAGTGTCGGTGATCCCTCAGTCCCCACTCAACACCACCGGCATCCTTTCCCGGGACGGTTTCACCTTGGACGCCGCCTTGATCCGGCAGCCCACCGAGGGCAGGCCGGATGCTTGGGAGGTGGAGCTGTTCCTTCTCGGGAGGGTGCTGACGGTTGAGGTGTCCGGGAATCTGCATGCCAACGGCGGCGACTCGTGGAAGGTCTTGGAGGAGGCCCAGACCGGGCTTCCTGATGTGGTGCCGGTGGTGCCGGTGCAGAATCAGCGCCGCACGTCCCGCCCGTGGGGGCGCTCCGAGATCAGCGTCCCGATGCGCTTCTACACCGACGAGGCGGCCCGGGCACTGCTCGGTATGTCGGTGAATCGGGACTTCTACTCGTTCCCGCAGCGCTACGTCAAGGGTGTCGATCAGTCGGATTTCAGTAACCCTGACGGATCCGCCAAGCCGGGTTGGGAGATCGCCGCGGGCGCCTTCCTGGCGATGGGGAAGGATGACGACGGCGACCTGCCTGACATGGGGGAGTTTCGCCCGAACTCCCCAGCGCCGTTCACCGAGCAGATCAGGGTTCTGGCCCAGCTGATGGCGGGGGCCTCCGCTGTCCCGGAGCGCTATTTCGGGTTCGTCACCAGCAATCCCCCATCCGCCGAGGCCCTGCTCGGCGAGACTGACCGGCTGGTCAAGCGCGCGGAGCGCAGGCAGGGGCAGTTCGGGTCCGCGTGGGCCTTGGCTGGCTGGCTCGCCGCACGGATGCTCGGCCACCGCGTCACCGAGTCGGAGTTCCATGGTCGGGTGAGGCCCCGATGGCGCGACGCGGCAACCCCGACACGGGCCGCCACTGCCGATGCGGTGACGAAACTCACCGCCGCCGGAGTCCTGCCGCCCGATTCGGACGAGGTGCTGCGGATGCTTGATTTCGACGAGGCAACCATTGCCTCGATCCAGGAGCACCGCCGCAATGCCGCCCCCGACCCTCTGGCCGCCTTGGCCGGGGCCGTCGGCCGACAGACCGATGGCACGTCGGAGGCCACAGAGCTGAAGGCGAAGTTCGACGCCCTGGGCGTGGCCGTCCGTTCCGGGGTGGACCCCGACGACGCGGCCGCGAAGCTGGGCCTCGAGGGTCTGGAGTTCACCGGCGCGGTGCCGGTCAGTCTGCGCATGCCGGAGGCTGACGCCGAGCAGCTGGAGGACTGAGCATGAACCTGGGCAGGCAGGTCGCTGTCGCCCATCAGGCGCGCGAGATCCAGAGGTCGGCAACCCTGTCCGGCCTGATCTACGAGCTGCTGAAGCGGTGGGCGCGCGGCGACTACAGCGACCGTGACACCATCGTCGGATACGTCGCCGCCGCGCAGATCGCCCATGCCGGATCAGTCCAGCGGGCCATCGAGATGATCGAGGCGATCCGTCGCCTGGAGGCGTCCGACCGGGCTCACGCAGCCCCGGTGCCCGCGCGGTTCGACGAGGGGGCCACCTACGGGCGGATCACCGGGGTGATGCAGGATGCGAAGGCGCTCGACCCGAGGGCCCTCACCTACGCCCGGGACCTGGAGCTCCTGCTTCAGGCGGCTGCGGTCACTGCCCAGCGGCATGCCCTCAACGCGGGCCGCAGGACGGTGGAGGCTTCGACGGCGGCGAACGGCACGACGTGGCGTCGGGTGACCGACGGCAAGCCGTGTGCGTTCTGCGCGATGCTCGCCACGCATCCCGACTACACCAGTCGGGATGCGGCCCTCAGGGTGCAGGGCAGTCGTGGTCGCCCGCGAGGGCGCCGCGCCCTGGGCAGCAGCTACCACGACCGTTGCGGCTGCACGGCCGTGGAGGTGCTGGACACGTGGGAGCCGACCGAGCAGGAGCAGGCCTATCGGCGGCTCTACTACGGGGCACGGGAGGCCTGCGCTGAGGATGAGGTACCGCCGACGACGGAGAACATCCTGGCGCGGATGCGCCGCGACGGTGGCGGCATCGTCAACGACGCTCCGAAGCCGAAGACCTCCACAGGGAAGGGCGGAGGCGGGAAGCCGCCGCGTCGCGTTCGTGGGATGCTCGGCGCCGACGGCCCAGATGAGTTCCCGCGGCTCGGCGGCCGCAAGGTGCCGTTTCGTCGGAGTGACATCGAGGAGTTCGATCTCCTGGATGCCGAGATCCTGCTCGACGGCGATGGCTCCGGGCATGGCCTTCATCGCCACGGCTCAGGTGCTGGCAAGTCGGAGTTCCCGCCCGGCTGGGGTGAGCGCGAGGTTGTGGACTGGGTCAATGCGATCATCGACAACCCCCAGCAGGGGAAGGTCCTGGACGACAATCTGGGGGCGGACTTCTACGGCATCGCGCAAGATGTCGCCGGGGTGGTCGTCGCGCGCAAGCACGGACGATGGTTCATCGCCACGGCCCACCCGCTCCCCCTGGATCGCTGGTAGAATCGATGCATGTTCGCATGGATCGAGGCACTGTATGCGCGACTCCGCAACCTCATGCCCCAGACTCAGCGCGACTCCTTGGATCTGCATCTCGAGTACGGCGGCTACGGTGTGGTCTTCGGCGATTGTGTCGAGTTCGCCGCCAAGAACGGCCTCTTGACGGATGAGGACCGCGAGAACGTCGTCAAGACCCTCGACTTCGGCCTGCTCCGCAAGGCGAAGCCGCACTTCATGGAGCTGATCGCCGCCTGACGTCATCCCCGAAGAGGTAAGAACCCACAAGGAAGCCTTGTGGGTTCTTTCACATTCCCCTGATTTCCGCCGACACGCAGCGGTCAATGCGTGGAACATCGACACTCCACCAGGAGGAACCATGGACCCCAACAACCCCACCGAGGCCATCGCCACAGAATCCATCCCGCCCACCAAAACGGCGGAGGAGAAGGCTCCCGCCTTCGAGCCGATCACCTCCCAGGAGCAGCTCAACGCCGTCCTGGCCGACAGGCTGAAGCGCGAACGCGCCAAGTACGGCGACTACAGCGACCTGAAGGCGAAGGCCGCCCGACTCGACGAGATCGAGCAGGCCGCGAAGAGCGACCTGGAGAAGGCCACCGAGGCCAACGCGAAGTTGACCGCCGAGCTCGAGGCCCTCAAGCTCAACCAGCTGCGCACCGAGATCGCAGTCTCCAAGGGCCTCGATCCGGCATCCGCCCGATTCCTCACCGGCACCACCCAGGAGCAGATCGAGGCCGACGCCGACGACCTGGTGAGGCTGGCCGGGGTCACCCAGAAAACCACCCACCCCACCTCCAAGCTGGCCGGGCAGGCCCCGCGCGTTGGCGGAGACGCCGAAGAGCGCAATTTTGTCCAGTCCCTGGGCCAGTTCTTCTGAACCTGAAAGGAGCCCGTTGTGGCTATTCTCAACACCAGTCAGCTCCAGCTGCCGGGGACGATGCTCGGCATCGTCCGCGACAAGGCCCTGGATGCCGGACTCCTGGGCAAGCTGTCCCAGGAGAAGCCGACCCTGTTCGGCCCGGTCAAGGGAGCAACCTTCTCCGGCGTTCCGCGAGCAAGTATCGTCGGCGAGTCCGAGGCCAAGCCTGCGGATGACCCGTTCCAGATCACCCCGTTCAGCGCGGACCCGATCAAGTTCATCATCCAGACCCGCGCCTCGGACGAGTTCAGGTGGGCCGACGACGACTACAAGCTCGGCGTGTTGAAGGAACTCGTCGCCCCCGCCATCGGCGCGGGCATGGGCCGCGCCGTAGACCTGATCGCCATCCATGGGATCAACCCGAAGACCGGGCAGCCCGCCAGCAAGATCACCAAGCACCTGTCCCAGGCCACCAGTACGGTCGTGCCGAGTGGCGCGCCGACGGCGGAGCTGAACCAGGCGGTCGGACTCCTGGCCGCCCAGTCGTTCATGCCGACCGGGATCGCCACCGACCCCGCCTACAACTACTCCTTGGCGACCGAGGTGTACCCCGCCGGGCACTCCCTGGCCGGGCAGTCGATCTACCCGCAGGCCACCTTCGCCGGAACCTCGAACTGGCGCGGCCTGAAGGTGGAGTCCTCCTCCACCGTCAGCGGCAAGCCAGAACTCGCCACCGACGCGAAGATCAAGGCGATCCTTGGCGACTGGAGCGAGGTGCGTTGGGGCTTCCAGAGGAACTTCCCGCTGGAGATCCTCACCGCTGGCGACCCGGATAACTCTGGCCGGGACCTGGCGGGGCACAACGAGATCATGTTCCGCACAGAGGCCGTGGTCTATGTCGCCATCGGGGACCTGAAGAAGTTCGCCCTGGTGAAGGAGGCGTGATGCGCCACCTGGTCAACACCACCACCGGGGTTGAGGTGATCGTCGACGAGGCGCTCGCCGAGAAGCTCGGCCCCGGCTGGAAGCCGAAGAGCGAACCGAAGCGGGCCGAGCCCCGCAAGTGACCTGGGAGGGGGCCGTTGTGGCTGATCTGCTGCACGTCAGCGACCTGGAGCCGTTCGCCGACATCCCCGCCGAAAAGGGGTGGGCGATGATCGCGGACGCGACCGCGCTGGCCGTCATGGTGGCCCCCTGTCTGGAGAGCCCCACACCGGAGCAGGGGGCCGCCGCGAAGGCGGTTCTTCGGCGGGCGATTCTCCGCTGGCATGAAACCGGCGTCGCCGGGACCGTCACCCAGCAGTCTGCGGGCGCATTCTCCCAGACCACCACCGTCGCCCCCCGGGGTGGCCTGTTGTGGCCGAGTGAGATCACTGCCCTGCAGGACATCTGCAAGGCGGGCTCCGGCACGGCGCGGCGGGCGTTCACGATCCACCCCGCCGCCACGTATCACGATGCCACCCACGGTGAGGCGTGCTCGGTGGCGTGGGGGGCGCCATGCTCCTGCGGGTCGGTGCTCAACCGGCTGGAAGGCCCCCTCTATCCGGGATACCTGCCATGATCCCCGCACCGCACCGCCTCAGTCACCAGCGCCACACGTGGGGCCCTCCTGATGGGCGCGGCAACCGAACAGACACCTGGATCGATGCCGGGGAGATCGCCGCGCACGCGATCAGCGGCCCTGAGGGCGAGCTGGCAGATCCGGCACGCCCCGGTGGGCGGGTTGATCTCGTGATCCACGCCCCGGCCGCCCTGGTCGGGAAAATCAATGTCCGGGACCGGGTGACGGTCAACGGCGAGACCCACGCGGTGGTGAAGGTCCTCGACTGGACGAAGGGCCCGTGGATCTTCCCTGCCGCTGGGATCGAGATCCATCTGAGACAAGTGGAAGGAGTCCCGACACTGTGACCGAGTTCCTGACCGGCAGGTGCACCCTGCCGCTGATGATGGAGGTGGACGGCGACCTCGTCGAGGTCGGCACCACCCAGGTCGATCTCGACCTGAGAGCCCTCAAGATCGGTGACGACGGGCGCCTGTTCGCCGTCGTCGATCTGAGCGCGGAGGACTGACTTGTGGCGCGCAAGAAGACCAAGCTCACCTGGAACTTCCCAGGGTTCAAGGCGCTGCGCACCCACCCGAAGATGATGGCCGATCTGCAGGCCCGCGCCGAGCGGATCGCTGACAAGGCCGGGCCGGGCTTCAAGGCCGCCGGCGCTGGCATCACCGGAGGACGAGGACGAGGGCGGGTCGCCGTCGTCGCGACCACCCAGAACGCCAACCGGAAGAACGCCCGGGAGCACACTCTGCTGCGCTCCCTCGACGCAGGGGGTGACGATGGCGTTTGACGACCCGGTCCGCATCATCTGCGACTACCTGAACGAAACCCCCGCACTGTCGGGGGTTTCTGCGTTCTCGAGGGTCCCTGACCCCCGACCGCCGAAACTCATCCGCGCCACACTCACCGGTTCGCGCCGTCGTTCCTTGATCCATCGGGATGCGCGCGTGACCGTCGAGTGCTGGGCCCCCACCGACGCCGAGGCCTACGAGCTCGGAGCCCAGGTCGAGCAGGCCCTCAGCGGCCTCGACACCGCCTGGGCGTTCATGCCCGGCGGCGAAGGCGGCTGGGTGAGTGGGCCCACCGAGCTGCCTGACCCCGACTCGGGATCCCCCCGGGTCGTGATGACCGCGAATCTGAGACAGAGGAGCCACTGATGGACACCGCATCCACGCCGCAGCCGAAGATCCGGCTCTGGCACCCCACCTTCCCCGACGTCACCCAAGAGGTGACCCAGGAGGATCAGAGCGCCTGGACCGAGCAGGGCTGGAAGACCGAGAACCCCCACGAAGCCGCGCAGGAGGCCCCGACTCAGCCCGACCAGAGTCGCCGCCGGGCCGCCATCGAGACCACCCCCAAGGAGGGCTGACCCATGACCACCAACGCCCGCAACGTCGCCATCGGCAAGCCGAAGGTCGGCGGCGCGATCTTCTTCGCCAAGGAGTCCGAGAAGGCCCCGCTCCCCACCGACGCGAAGACCAGCCTGAATGCCAAGCTCAAGTCGATGGGCTACGCCGCGGCCGAGGGGCTGAGGCGCGCGATCAACAAGGCCTACGAGGCGATCAAGGCGTGGGGCGGCGATGAGGTTGCTCGGCCCCGCACCGAGCTGACCGTCACCCTCTCCTTCGTCCTGATCGAGTCCCGCAACGCCGACGTCGCCAAGGCCGTGTGGGGCGAGGACGCCGTCACGATCACCCCGGCCACCAGTGAGCACGGCACCAAGATCGACGTCGCCTACGCTGGGCAGGACGGCCCCGACGGGTGCTGGGTGATCGACATGGCTGACGGTGATGGGCTGCACCGCATTGTCATCCCCAACGCCCAGCAGGTCACCGAGTCCTTCGAGCAGACCTACGGTGACTCCGAGGTCATCGCCTACCCGATCGAGCTGACGCTGCGCCGAGACAGCAACGGCAAGTTCTTCTACGAGTACACCGACGACGGGGTGAAGTCTGCATGAGCAAGAGGAGGGCCTACCGGCGCCCCGCTGGCGCACCCAAGCCGCAGGACCACAAGCCGAAGCAGGGCACCCCGGAGGTGTTCCAGGTCGAGGCCCTGGGCCGCACCTGGACCATCGACGCTGACAAGTTCGACGACGACGAGCTCATCGAATGGCTGGGGGAACTCCAGAGTGGGGAAAATCCGTTCGTCCTCGCGAAGGTTGGCAGATTCCTTCTCGGCGAGGGAGAGTACGAGGAGGCTCGCGAGCTGCTGCGTGACCCGGAGACGGGGCGCGTCAAGTTCAGTGACATTGCGGAGTTCATCAAGGGCGTTCTCAGTGGCGGCAATGCCTGATGTCCCTGCTGCGGCTTCATCGCATCCTCAGGGAGCACAAGGGACCGCTCAGGGCTGACTTCCGGCGTGAGTACGGCATCGATCTGGATGCCGTGCTCACGCCGGACTCCCCTGATCACATCCCGCCACTCGTCCTGCTGGACCTCATTGACGGCCTGTCTCCGCAGGCTGCCTACTGGCGGGCAGCCGATCCCGATCGCGCAACCTGGCAGCTCACCGATCACCTGCTCGCCACCCTCATTGACGACATCAGAGTTTTCATGTGGGCATTCGGGGGAAAGAAAGGCCAGAAACCACAACCAATCCCCCGCCCCGGCATCGAATCTCCCGAAGAGGTCGTCATCATCGGGGCATCCAAGGGGTTCTCCTCGATCGAGGACTTCGAGGCCTGGTATCAGACCAAGAGGGAAAACATGACATAAGAATGGGGGCCCGCAATGGCGAACGGCGTTGAGCTCGGAAAGGCCTACATCTCCATCATCGCAACGGCGAATCAGATCGCCCCAGAGGTGAAGAAGCAATTCCGTGTCATTGACGACGATGCGGGAAAGCTGGGCCTGAAGATCGGCTCCCAGATCAGCGGGAAACTGAAGACCGCACTCAAGGTCGGGGCAGGCGCTGTTGCTGGACTCGGAGCTCTTGTCGGCGGGCTCGCCATCAAGGGCGGCATCGAGCGTGCCCTGAAGATCGACACAGCGCAGAAGAAGCTCAAGGGACTCGGACATGACGCCGACTCCGTGCAGGCGATCATGAAGAATGCCCTCGCCTCGGTCAAGGGGACTTCCTTCGGGCTGGGCGAGGCTGCCACCACGGCGGCCGGTGCTGTCGCTGCTGGGATCAAGCCCGGCGAGCGTCTCGAGCAGGTCCTGAAGTCGGTGGCGAACTCCGCTGCTGCCGCTCAGGTCGACATGGGCGAGATGGGCGGCATCTTCAACAAGGTCGCCTCTCTCGGCAAGGCGCAGAACGACGTCCTGCAGCAGGTCGCCGACAAGGGCCTGCCGATCTATCAGGCCCTCGGAAAGCAGATGGGCCTCACGGCTGAGGAGGTTTTCCAGGCCGCATCGAAGGGCAAGATCAGCTTCGAGCAGTTCGAGGCCGCGATGCGGGACGCATCCGGCACCGTCGCCCAGGAAATGGGGAACACCCTCCCCGGAAAGTTCGCGAACTTCAAGGCGTCTCTGTCCCGCCTCGGCGAGTCGGTCGTCGCGCAGGTGCTGCCTCACATCGGCAGCGGCTTCGCCTGGCTGACCGAGAAGGCCGATGCGCTCGGCCCGGCCGCGAAGAGGGCTGGCGAGGCCCTCGGAAAGGCCGTCGGCGAAGCCGGGAAGTGGATGACGGGTACCCTCATCCCTGCGGTCAAGGATGCAGCGACCTGGCTCCAGGACCGCACCGCGCCCGCCGTCGAGGCGATCACCGGATGGTTGCGCGACCACCTCGTCCCGGCGCTGCGAGACACAGGCTCCTGGATCAAGGACACGCTTGTCCCTGCCCTGCAGGACAGCGTCACCTGGATCAAGGAGAACTCCACCTGGCTCGGCCCGCTCACCGCCGCCGTGATCGGCGGAGCTGTCGCCTGGAGCGGCTACGCCTTCGCCCTCAAGGCCGCCGACCTGGCGGCCGGGGGGTTCAACAAGATCGGCCCCGCCGTGATCGGCGTCGTCAAGGGCCTCAACGCTGCCCTGCGCGCCAACCCCATCGGGTTGGTCGTCACCGCCATCGGCGCGCTCGTCGCCGGACTGGTCTGGTTCTTCACCCAGACCGAGGAGGGGCAGAAGCTCTGGGGGCAGATCTGGGGCGGCATCAAGTTCGCCGTGGACAGCGTGGTGGACTGGTTCGTCAACGTCGCAGCCCCCGCCTTCCAGGGAGTCTGGGACGCTATCGTCTTCGCGGCGGACAGTGTCCGCGACTGGTTCGTCAACGTCCTCGCCCCCGCCCTGTCGGGGATCTGGGACACGATCCTGTTCGCCGCCGACAGTGTGGCCGACTGGTGGACCAACGTCCTCGCACCCGCCCTGTCCGGGGTGTGGGACACGATCCAGCAGGCCGCCGAGCCCGTCATCGGCTGGTTCTCCACCCACGTCGGACCGGTGTTCGAGGCGCTGGGCGAGCTGATGAGGGCGGTGTGGGGGCGCATCATCGTCCCCCTGTTCGACCTCTTCGTCGATGGCCTCAAGATCGTCGGACAGTTCCTGTCCGCCACCTGGAACAACGCCCTCAAGCCGACCATCGACGCCTTGGGCAAGGCGTTCGCGTGGCTGTGGGACAACGCCATCAAGCCCGCCATCGACGCCATCCAGGTCGGCTGGCAGATCATCTCCGACGCCATCTCGGTGGCGTGGGAGCACGTCATCAAGCCCGCCGTGGATGCCATCGGCAAGGGCGTCATGTGGCTGTGGGATGTCGCGGTCCAGCCCGCCGTGAACGCGATCCAGGCAGGCTGGACCGCGCTGTGGGACATCGTGAAGGCCACATGGGACGCGGTCGGCTCGGTCATCATGGCCGCCATCGGCACCGCCTGGCAGGTTGCCGTCTCCGTGGTGGCGGGGGCGATGCAGGCCATCTGGTCGGTCATCTCCACGGTGTGGAACATCATCAAGAACACCATCGAAACCGTTCTCGCCGTCATCGCCGGAATCATCCGCACCGTCACCGCCGCCATCAACGGCGACTGGGGGGCGGTCTGGAACAACATCGTCGGGGTTTTCAACTCCATCGTGGGCGGGCTGGCCAGCAATGCCCGATTCCTCTTCGACGGAATCCTCGGGTATTTCAAGGGTGTGTGGACGGCGATCTCCGGCACCTGGTCTGCGGTATGGGATGGAATCCAGAAGGTCGGAAAGGCCGCTTGGGATTGGATTTCCCGCGCCATCGGCGCGATCTTCGAGGCCATCAAGAAGACCGTCACCGGCATCTGGGACGGAATGTCCCGAGCCTGGGGAGGCTTCTGGGATGGCTTGAAGAGCACCGGCAAGGCCGCGTGGGATTGGATCAGCTCCACCGTCGGCGGAGTGTGGGAGTCCATCGCGACCGCTGCAGGCGAAGCCTGGGACGGCATCGTCACCACGATTGGTGGCGCGTGGGACAAGATCAAGTCCACCGTCGCCTCGCCGATCAACGCCGTCATCGGATTCATCAACAAGGGCATCATCGGCTCCTACAACTGGGTGGCCGACAAGATCAAAATTATCCCCCGAATCGAGGGGACAATTCCTGAGGTGAAGTTCGCCCGCGGCGGCATCCTCCCTGGGAAGTCGTCGTGGAGAAATGGCGACGACCAACTGGCGTGGATGCGTCGCGGTGAGGGCGTCACCGTTTCCGAGGCGCTCAGGGACCCCTACGAGCGCACCAGGCTGCTGGCCCTCAACAAGGCCGCGATGTCGGGGATGTCCCCGGCACGGTTCCGGGCCCGGTTCGACAGCACGCATCCCGCGGGATGCGGCTGCGGACTCGCCCACCACGCCACCGGCGGGATCATCGGATTCCGCGGGCATCGGTTCACCTCGACGTTCGCCGCTCGCATCCTGCAGGCGGAGAAGATCGCCGGCGCCCGGATGCACATCAGTCAGGGCGGCTTCCGACCCAGGACGTCCTACTCCGGCACCAGCCATGCCGGTGACGCTCTCGACATCACCGGCGACTTCCGGCGGTTCATCGCACCACTGCGTCAGGTCGGCATCGCCGCCTGGGATCGCACCGGAAAGGGCCGCTGGGTGCCCCACGTGCACGGCGTCCCCCTGCCGGGGCACGGCACCCCGCTGGGCTCCGCCATCTGGCAGGCCCAGGACTATCTGCGCGGCGGGGATGGGCTGGGCGGCCGCGACAACGGCCCCGGGGTCGCCATCGCCTCCGCCGACATCGAGGAGGCCGTCAAGAGGGGCGCGGACAAGGCCTGGTGGGAGAAGCTCGCCGATGCGGTGGGTGACGCCTGGGACAAGATCAAGGGGTGGTTCAGCGACATGGCCGAGAAGATCGCCGGGCCCCTCAAGTCGCTCCAGGGCCTGGTGACCGGCGACGGGCCGTTCGACAACCTCGTCAGCAAGATCGCCGAGAAGCTCGGCAAGGATCTCAAGAACTGGGTCGCCAAGAAGCTCGGCCTGCCTGTCGAGGAGGGCTACGCGACCGGTACTCGCCACGCCCGCCCCGGCTGGGCATGGGTCGGGGAGCGCGGCCCGGAGCTGGTCCATTTCCGAGGCGGGGAGCAGGTCTACACCCACGCCGAGTCCAAGCAGATGGCGGGCGGGATGGTCGTCAACCTGTCGATGCCGCATGACGCGTTCCGGTCGGTCGAGGACCTCATCGAGTTCCTGCGCGACCTGCCTAGGGCCGTGCGACAGATGGAGGGAGCGTCGATCTGATGAGCACCTACACCACCTACGGTCCGTGGACGTCCGGCTCGAATCGCAGGATGCGGCTGCGATTCGACTGGACGATGGGGCACATCAGCCCCGGAGCGTCGTCGGTCACCGTCACCCTGGCGATCACCGCCCAGGTCGGCTACTCGGTCCAGGACAGGAACTCCACCCTGTCCTGGACCGGGGATTTCGCCGCATCCTCGGCATCGGTGTCGCTGATCGCCCCCACCGGGGGCAGTGTGCATCTGACGACGCTGCGCGGGGAGTTCCCGCTGCGCGACGCCGCCTACACCATCACCGAGTCCGTCACCCTGTCCGGCATCGAGTATGTGGGTGTGTCGGCGTCGCACACCGACTCGCTGCGCATCCCGCCCAAGGCCGCGCAGCTACCGGTCTCCCCCGGTCCCCCGTCCGTGACCCGTATCGGATCGGCCGGGACGGCGTTCCAGATCAGCTGGAACGCGGTCGGGAACGCCGACTACTACGAGCTCGGGGTGGAGCGGGAGAGCACCGGCACATCTGGGGTTTTCGCTCGCGTCTACGGCACCAGCTACCGCGACGAGATGCCAATTGACGATCAGTTCCGCTACTGGGTGCGTGCCGTCAACGCCGCAGGCGCCAGCAGGCCAGCCTATGGCCCGTATGTGCGCACCCGCCCTCTGCCCCCGCGCATCTCGTGGACCCGGCAGGGCGGCCGGATCATCGTCCGCATGGACCAGCAGGCCCGCTACCCGATGGGCCTCCGCCTCCAGTGGCGCGTCCAGGGTGGGCACTGGGCAACCCTGACCGAGGTGCCCGGCGGCTCCGGCACCGCAACCCACACCCCGCCACTCGGCGCAGTGGCGGAGTACCGGGCCGACACCTGGGTCTCCCAGCCGTCCCGGACGGACTCGGAGTGGGCCTACACCGGTCCGGTGCAGGCCCTCGCCGCGCCCATGGCCCCGACTCATGTCGGCCCTGCCGGGGTGACGGTGGCGGCACAGCCGGTCCGACTGGAATGGCAGCACAGCCCTGTGGACGGCTCTGCCCAGAGCGCGGCCGAGGTCCGCTACCGGCAGACCAACTCCGACTCCTGGACCACCGCCACGACCACCACCGCCAGCTACCACGCCATCACCCCCGGCTCCGGCTGGTGGGAGTGGCAGGTGCGCACTCGCGGTGCGCACGCGGACTGGGGCCCATGGTCGCCGATGTGGGGCTTCCGTGCCGCCCCAGCCCCGACGGTGCAGATCACAGCACCCCCGGCAGGTACCTACCGCAGCAACCGCATCACTCCGACCCTCAGCTATCGCGATGCCTCCGGCGCCGCGATGGCGTCGTGGGAGATCCAACTCCTCGCCGCCGACGGTAGCGAGGTGTCCCGCATCGCAGGAACCGGCGCCTACACCCCGCGGCCACTCCCCTACATCCTCACCAACGCCAGCGACTACCGGATCCGGGTGTCGGTCACGTCCGGCACCGGACTCCCGGCCGAGCCGGTGGAGCGACAGATCACGACGTCGTTCACCCCGCCAGCCGCGCCGCTACTGATGGCGCAGTGGGTCGAGGACCAGGGCATCGTCGCACTCGAGGCCCGCGCCGGAACCGGCGGGGAGCCGACCGCGAGTCTGCGCATCGAGGCATCGCACGATGCCGGGCTCACCTGGCAGGAGGTCTCCGCAGGCCCCGGTGCCCGCCTGGATGCATCGGATGGGCTCCCCCCGCTCAATGCGGAGGTCGCCTACCGGTCGATCGCGGTCTCGGCGCTGCCATCAGAGGCGGCCTCCGCCGCAGTGACGCTGCGCACCACCACCGGCAGGGTGTGGCTCGTCGGCGACGACGGGACCAAGGCAGAGCTGATCGGTGACATCGACCTCTCCCACACCCACGGCCACGACGTCGTCCTGGCTGACTACGAGGGGGCGGCCCATCCGGTCGCCCACCACGGGGTTGCCCGGCCCGACCAGGTCACGTTCTCCGGCCGCATCCTGCCACAGCTCGGCTCGCCCCGAGAGGTGTGGCTGCGGCTCCTCGGGCAACCAGTGTGGTGGCGCGACCCCTCAGGGATCCGCTGGCGCGGCACCCTGACCGCCTCCGGCGTGGCCTGGAAACCGCACAGCCTCGCCGATGGACTCGCCGCGGTCTCAGGCACGATCGTGAGGATCACAGATGGCTGAGTGGTGGAGCATCGACCTCCTCGACAAGGAGGAGAACCTCCTCGGAACCTTCGGGCAGATCGAGGGAGGCTCCGTCGACTGGAACATCGACCGCGCCATCCACGGCGGCGGCACCCTCGAGGTGTCCCAGCCCCCGTCCGGGGTGGACTGGCTGTCGCATCGGCTCCGCCTGACCCACCACCGTGGCGAGCACACCACCCGCATGGGGGTGTGGGTGCCGACCTGGCCGGAGATCGACATCGACGGCGACCACCGGAGAATGTCGGTGCAGGTCCTCGACAAGACGAGCATCCTGTCCCGTGAGATCCCCTACATGTCGGAGGTCACGGCCGGGACGGTCGTGACCGACAAGGTGGCGGAGATCATCCGCGACCGCGGGGAGCACGCCATCGCGATCACCCCCTCCCCTCTGACCCTGCCCTCCACCCTCACCTGGGACGCCAAGACCACCCGCCTCAAGCAGATCAACGACCTGTTGTCCGCGATCGGCCACGGCGGCCTGTGGTGCGACGGCAACGGCTGGTTCCGCGCCGAGCCCTACGTCGCCCCAGGTGATCGCCCCCTGGCGGCAACGTACGGCGGCGACCCCGGGGACTACCGGGTGCTGCGCACCTACCGGGATGCCGCCAACCTGGCCGACCTGCCGAACCGGGTCGTGGTCTACAGTCCCGGCTCCTCCACGAGGGCCGCGATGCGGGCCGACGCCGAGCTGCCCGCCAGCCATCCGCTCGGCAGCCACCGACGCGGCGACATCCCCCGAACCTACGACGGTGTCGAGGCCGCCAACCAGCAGGTGTTGGACCGGCATGCCGAGCGGCTCCTGGCGCAGGCCACCAATGTCACGCGCAGAGTCACCTACCGCCACCCCGTCGACGACGTCCAACTGCGCGACCGCGTCCACATCCGACGCCTCAACATCGACGGGGCGGTCATCAACCGGCGCATCCAGCTGGGCATCGGGCCGGTCGTGGAGGACACCATCCGCCACATCTACGCCGCAGGAGACAAGCTGTGGATCTGACATCAGCAGGCCAGCTCCTCGCCGGGGCTGTGGCCGCCAGCAACGCCCAGGGCCAGCGCTACGAGTGGGGCCGCTGGGACGGCTCCAGGCTGTGGCTCGACACCGCCCCTGACATCGGACTGACCGCCGACAACGCGGCCGGGCCGCTCAGCCCAGGGCAGCGAGTGCTCGCCATCTACCTGGCACGCACCAAGCGCTGGATCATCATCGGCCCTGCCGCCACCACTCTCGAGGCCCGGCTCTCGCAGCTGGAGGCGCAGGCCGCGCGGCTGCCGCGCGTGGTCGCCCGCGGCCAGTGGGTCGAGCCGGACCCCGGGCCGACGACCAGCTTCATCCGCTGGCCCGCAGGCGTGGCATTCACCAGCCCGCCCACGATCATCACCCAGCTGGCGTCCTCGGCCGGAGTTTTCGCAGGGGCGAGATCGCACGTCGACGGGATCGGCCTGACCGGGTTCCGTCTGTCCACCACCGGAACATCCACGGGCGGCTGCCCATGGATGTGGACCGCAATCCAATGAGAAAGGAGCCCTCATGGGCAGACGTGACACCAAGCACTTTCCTGCCGCGACCAAGCAGATCTGCTACGACGTGGCCAACCATGTGATCGCGACTGGCCCGCCGTCGCTGTGGATCGGCCGGGCGCACGACCCGAAGTCGAAGGAACATCGAACTGGGCTGGCGCTCGACATCATCGTCTCCCGAAGGGTCGGGCTGATGCCCACCGCGAGAGAGAAGGCCGCTGGCAACCTGCTGGTCGCGTGGCTGGTCAAGCATGCCCGCCAGCTCGACATCCGGCACATCATCTGGGACGCGGAAATCTGGAAGACCCGATATGCGGATCAGGGCTGGAGGCCGCTCCCTGGCCCCCGGTCTGGCATCTCGGACTGGCACCGCGACCATGCGCACGTGTTCTTCCAGACCGCCAACGGCAGGGTCCCCAGCGACCCGATCACCTCAACCACCACCCTGACCAACCCCATCCCCGAGGAGGATGACATGCCCTCAATCGATGACCTGCTCCGCGCCCCCGTCGGCGGGAGCGGCCTCACCGTCGCAACCGCCCTGGAGGCCGCGGCCTACAAGCCGTCTGCGACGCAGATCGCAGACGAGATCCTCGGCCGCTGGCTGGGAACCAGCGGACCGACCGTCGCGGTCGCGCTCCAGTCTGGGGCCGCGAACGTCAACGCCCTCCGGGTCGAGATCACGGCCCTCACCAAGGCCCTCCACACCGCCCAGACGGGCGGGGTGGACATCGACCAGGTGAGGGCCATGGTCCGGGAGGCCGTCGGCGACGCCCTCCAGGCCGGGGGCGAGTCCCTGCGGTGAGCGTCCTCCTCGAGACCCCCGTCCTCACCCCGGAGTCGTGGGGGGTGATCGCAGGAATGGCCCTCACCGTCGGTGCCGGGGTCATCCTCGGCATCCGCAAGGGATGGGCCGCCATCCTGCCCATCCTGAGGTCAACGAGCAAGGCTACGGCCGAGATCAAGGAGCAGGTCGCCAACACCCACACGACGAACCTCCGGGTCGACATGGATGTCATCACTGCCATCACATCCCGGATCGAGGAGAAAGCCGACCGGCTGCTGGAGATCAGCGAGCGCCACGACGTCGAGTTCAAGCACGTCAACAGCCGCCTCGATGGCCATGATGCGCGCTTCACGGCCGCTGACCAGCGCATCACCAACGTCAAGGCGGCCGTCGATCACGCCCTGCACGATCACTCCATGCGGCTGCACGAGGTCGAGGCTGAGCGCCGCACCGACTGGAAGGACAACCCATGATCCGCCCACGTCGCCGCCGTCCTCGGCCGGAGCTGATGGAGTACCGCACCTACGGTGGCTGGTCCGTGCAGCGGCCCGAGTTCGGGACCCTCGGGCGGTACAGCCCCGACATGACCCGGCTCCTGCCCGACGGCCGCACCTTCGAGCTGCGGCTCCGCCTCGACCGCGCCGCCTACCAGCTGTTCCGCGACCTCGGAGTCAGCCATGAGGAGGCCCTGCACCACTCCCTGCTGTGCCCGTCGTGGGCGGGCCTCCACAACGCCCCAGCACACGGGGTCTGGGAGATGGACATCAAGGCCCCCGACACGGACCGCGTGGAGATGGTCGCCATGCTCTGGCCCGAATCCGACGACGAGTGGCCCCTCGGCGAGATCAACTTCCTCGAGGGCCGCATCGGCTCCGGTGAGACGATGACGAACCTCCACTGGCCAGATGACGAGGGCCAGCCCCAGCATGATCCGGCGATGATCCCCGTCGATGTCACCCAGTGGCACCGCTACCGCGTCGACGTCCGCCCCGGCATGGTCCGATGGGGCATCGACGGCCGCACCGTCCGGACGCTGCGCACCCCCCACGCCCCGCACGACGTGCCCGTCCACATGGTCGTCCAGGCCGGAGTGAACCGCGCCTTCCTCCAGGACTGGCACCCGAACATCGAGTGGGAGGAGCGCATCCTGATCCGCCCACTCCGAGCACCCCACAACAACCGAAAGGAAACTGCATCATGATCTGGACCCGAGCTTTCTGGATGGGCGCCACCGAGCGCGCCGTCAAGACCGTCGCACAGGCCCTCGTGGCCGTCGTCGGCGTCGCCGGGATCGGTATCCTCGACGTCAACTGGGGCTCCGCCCTCAGTGTGGCCGCTGCTGCCGGTCTCGCCTCCCTGCTGACCAGCATCGGGAGCGCTGACTTCGTCGCCGGACATCAGCCTGAGCCGCTCCCGGAGCACGGCGATGCCTGACCTGCCCAGTCTCGACGGCCTGACCTCCACCCAGCTCATCGAGCTGCTGGAGGACGCCCAGCGGGCCTACATGGCTGCCGTCGAGCGCGAGAAGGCTGAGGCCGCGAGCGCGCAGCAGCAGCTCATCACCCTGGCCGAGCAGCTCGGCCAGCAGATCGCCGCACTCACCGCCATCGTCGAGGCCCCGGCCGAGAGCCTCGACCCCGTGCAGGCGGTCCGGACGATCGCCGGGGCGCTCGGGCAGGTCACCGAGCTGGCCCGGCAGTCCGTGCTTGTCGGGGCGCAGGCCGCCGAGATGCACCACTGACCCGGACTGACCCAGCGCACAAGAGGAAGAGCCCCCCACCCTGCTGCGGGTGGGGGGCTCTTTTCGTGTTCTCTCCTGGGGCCTCGTCGGGGCCTGAAAGATCCCGGAAAGCCGCCTTGGGGCCTCTCGGGGCCTGCGTTTCAGAGCATTTCCAGACATTTCGAGATGATTCACAACGGCAGCAAAACGCCTTGCCAAAACCGATTTCTGCCCCCGACAAGCCCCTATGCCTGGCCGATTGAGGGACGAGTCGGCCTGTAAGCCGGA